TTATTAATTCCAGGATAGGTTATTGCATCTACGACCTTGCGGCTGTCTGCTGGATCGATCTGTACTACTCCGGGCTCTAGTTGATAGTCTGTGCGAGTTTTTGTAGGTTCAACAACATACTTGTCGTTGGCATTGACTCCGGGACCAACTCTACGGCCAATAAATCCTTGTGTTTGTGTGTATTCAGGATTCTGGATCAGTTGATCCAGTGTAGCCGACAGAAATTGTTTGTTAACCGGTGTTTGAAATATTTCTGGTAGGAAGTCTACGCTGCGGACCTGCTTCATTAAATTACTCCACTGCCAGGAGCAGTCTGCAGGTTGGTGCTGGTCAAGGCAGTGATAACTTCTATGTCATTTACTGTGGCTCCGTTGACAAAAATTTGATTAGGAGCTGACCTAATTTCGTATAAGTCACCAAAACTCTTTTGCTGATCTAGCGGAACCAAGACTACACTGCTGACCACGTCGGCAATGTTTTGATGTATGTAGGCTGCAAGTTCACTGAAGTAAAAAGTATCACCAAAATTCCAAGTATCAAGATTAAAGTAAGCATTCATGTTAGACACTACTAAATTTTTGATAGTGCTGACACTGGCTGTACTGCCGTATGCTCGAATAACTTTGATCGTGGCTCTCAATGCTGGCTCAGCCTTTTGTCCAAACAAAGGTTGGAAGTCTACACTATTAAGAATCATGTTGTCAGAGATCATCTTGTAATTTTGTAGACCTTGGTAAGCAGTATTTAACTCATCTATAGTTGGAGCGGTTGGTTCAGCAACTGTGCCAGTGGTGTCTTGCAACCAATTAATGTAGGCAGTGTAATAAGCGTTGGTGACCACGTACACATCAATGATGTTGGTAGATCCAGGATCAATTCTGCTGGTCAATGGGCTGTTGTGACGATACTGAAAGTACAGGTCTTGACGGCCCACACGAGCTATATAATCGTAAGTCAATGTCAAGGTAGGATTGTCTAGGCTATCCACACCCAAGATGTAAAATGTTCCAGCACTATAATCGATGTTTGAAGTAGCGCCAGTAGGATTGTAAGCATAAAATACCTGGCCTGTTACATATTGTGTCTGTACTGCTTGTATGTCAGCTAAAGTTGCATAGTCGCTGTTGACTAAGCCCGCTTCAATTAAGAGATAGCGTTGTAGGTTATCAAAGTCTACGGTGGCCTGGAAGAATACTAATTTTTGATTTGCATCAACTCCGGGTGCTACAATTTCGTCAAAGAAATCTGGATTAACCGGTGCCAAGTCTCCGCCGGTTCTGTCAAAGCTAACTACAACCTGGAAGTCGTCTACTAGGCCATCACTAAGCACAGGTTGATCAATAATGGTCAACACATTGTCTGCGCCCATTGGAGTAGAACTGTCAGGTTGGCTGTTGACCTTTAATACATTAATGTAGTCGCGAATTACTGTACCAGTTCTGCTGTCGTAGATAGGATCGCTGGTATAAAAGAAAAATCTGGTTTGTAACACGCTACCAAAATAGTATTCTAAACTTCGCGATGCTACAGTATAGGTTGAACCATTAAATGTAGCTTGTACCAACCAACTGGCGTCAAGATTTGCGCCTGATGTGTTCTGGGCATACTCTTGGCTCCACGTTGCATTGACCGCAAGGTTACTGGCGGTGATCACATACCAAGTATCTGTAAGATTATCATATCCTAGGCCAAAGTTTTGATTCAAGGCAATTTGCCCAACCACAGTTTGTTGTACACTGGTGGGGATATCTGTGGTAAACACAGGAATCACTTGAACAGGAATCGCTCCTGTGGGTACATAATTGTTTAGGACCACTGGTCCAACACCCGATGGCAAATTGCCAAAACCTTGTGCTGTGCCTGCTAGATACACTGCTGTAGGACTAGCCCAAATTGTGAGCTTTTCGTCTGGCTGAGTGGGTGTGCCGACTGCCAATCGATTGGTGGCAGTAAAATAATATCCTGTGGGTGCTGCAAACTCAACCAGGCTACCTTCAGTAATGTACTTGCCAGTGTTGCTGGCGTAGGCACCAATGGACACTGGATTGCCCAGTTCATTTTGGAAATAGCCTGTGGTTTCGTTGGTTATTGATGTGCTTTGATGCCAAGTGTAATTTAATACTGCTAGATTAGGACGTGGAAAGTTGGCATAGTAAAATTGTTGTAGTCCGGCTCTCAGCGCCAATGGACTGATCTGATTGACCACTGCATCACTGATGTCATTGCTGGTCAGCCAACTGAATTGAAAACTATACAGGTTGTTGGATTCATACAAGGCACCGTCGCTGGCAAATATGTTGGTGCTGGAATATTTTCCTGTGCCATCAACTAGATCAAGATAACGACTGGTACCAATGCTAGCACGATTAACGGCTGTACTTTTTAAAATGCTATTGTATTGTGTAAACGGAAAGTTTGTGTAGTCTTCGCCGTTGACCATGCGATTTTGTGTGTAGTATCCGGCTGGAGCACGTTGCTTGATCTCTTGGATGGTCTCGCGTGCCTGAGCATTGGTCACTGGTTCAGTGATGCCGCAGGTAAATGTTAGCGTTTCAATCTGTCCTGTGCGACTCACATAGCTGATAGGTACGCTAACGCTTTGCATCTCTACAGGATTGATAATGTAGGTCAGGCCATTGCTGGCACGAACATAGGTACGGAAAGTGCCCACGGGTATAGTGGCAAATATGCCGTCACCAAAGTTTAAAGTGATCTGATCATTGGTTCTACTGCTCACGCTGTAGATATCTCTTGTGCCCGGTGCCAGTTGTTCTACTGCAGCCGCATAAACACTTTGCACTCGCTCCCAGAACCCAGCAACATTGCCTAGATTATCTAACTGATACAACCAGATATCAGTGTTGTTGATGCCTTCAATGTTGATGGCTACTGCACGATTGTCAATACGCTCGGGCAAATTAAAATCTTGATTTTGTAGCACACCTTGCTTGAACAAGAAGAAAAATCCTGTATTGTTGCTAAGGAATCCTTGTTGATCATTACGGAACAGCACATTGAACTGTCCATTGGGTAATGGCGGTGGTTCGTAAACAAAGTTTGCACCAGCCGACGTCGCATTGACCACTTCAAATGGCATGTTGACAGTGTCTACTGTGGCAGTATAAGGGATCACTGGCAAGAAACCTGGCACCAGGTTAATGGTGTATTCTTGTGTGTCCACACCTAGGATTGTTTGGCGGCTGCCAGGATTACCAAATTTTTGTGCGTTGGTCAAGCTGGCATTGATGATGGTAATAAATTGTTCTTGCCAGTCAAGATTGGTAGGATCGGCCCAGTTCACAGTGAGATTGGCTAGGTTAACACCATTGTAGTCGGTAAGATTTTCTGTTGTCGAAACGCTGAATACCTTGAGATAGCCACTTGCTTCTGTGTTGCGCTTGGCTGTGTAGCTGACTAAATTTGCAAGTTTAACAACACTATCTCTGCGTTCTGCTGTGTCTAAGTAGTTCTCGCGAGTGTTTAAATCTGTGCGGAATGCCAGACTTTGACCCATAAATGCCATGACATCCAGCAGGGCAATAAATTCACTAGATTCAATATAATCGTTGAATGTTTCTGGATAGTAAAGGCGCAAATAATCTACAAAACTCTTGCGTAGGGTTTCAAAATCATAGCTTTGAAAGTCGGCTTCGCGGTAGGTTTGAAAGATTCGTTTCCAATCTTCAACACCAAATATCACGGTTTGTCTTGAGGTTGTGGCCATATATATTTCCAGTTCTAATATTTAGCTTGTTAATAAACTGGGTAGTTAAACGTAGGTGGCTGTGCGTTGTTGTTGATCAAAAAACAGGCTTAACTGTTGTGCTTGAGTGCTGGGTACTACTGCTAACCCCAATTGAATTAACATACCATTTTGTTGGGGGAATACCTGGATACCACTGATAAACACTCTAGGATCTCCAGCACATACACGTTGTATTTCTGTGTAAATGGCTGCCTGGGTTTCTGTGGTTTGATTTTCAAACAGGTAGTTCCAAAGCACTGTACCGTAGCCAGGCCGGCCCACCAGCTCGCCTTGACGTATATTAAAGGCATTGAGAAGGTCAATTTTAATCAGGTCAAAATCCACGGCTGTGAATTTTTTGTTTTGACCTATGGTGTTGAATCCAATAAATGTGGGCATGGTGTATTTACTCTATTAAACTATCTGATTTACAGCAGTTCTAGCACCGGCCAACAAGTTATTAGCCTGATTTTGTGCTTGATTAGCCAATCCTTGCGCTTGGCCAGCCAGCCCCTGCGCTTGATTAACCAATCCTGCAGCTTGTCCTGGTAATCCTTGTAATACGCTTTGAGCCTTGCTAATATCGAGTGCAGCACCAATGCTTGCTGAGCTGGGCAAGTCTGCACCAAAACTTGGAGTAGGTATTTTTGCACTACCAAGTATTTTTGTAAATGCTGTGTCAACACTAGCACGGTTTACTGTGTTGGCAAATCCAGCGGCCTTTTGTACATTTGATACAAGACTATCGCCCTGGGCAATCAACGAATTAAATTGTCCTTGCGCCTGACCAAGTAAGGCATTGACTTGTCCTTGTGCTTGGCCAATCAAGGCTTTGGCTTGTCCAGCTACTTGTCCCTGTATTTGCCCTGCTAATGCTGTGGCCGACGCTCCAAACTTGTCTGTTAATCCACTGACATTAATATTAGATAATTTGTCGCCTATACCACTAACACTAAGATTTGATAAACTTTTTAATCCTCCGGCTAAGGTGCTAGATGCTGTAGCGGCAAATTGGCTGGCTTTACCTAAGGTGTCCATGGCAGTTTTTACCGATGCTA